ATAATAATAATAAGATATTTTTATATAGTTTTAAACTAATATATATTAATATTTCTTTAACAGTTCCATTACTATCTTATCGTTAGTTTTAGGGTTATTAGAAAAGCAATTTAAAAAATCATCATATGCTTCATATACATCCTGTTTCTTGTAATCAAAGTCATCAAAGTATTTTATAAATGCTAAACAGAAGTAACCGCACTTATCACTTTTAGCATCTTGTATATGTCTATTGTTTTGAGCAACAGGCTTGAACGGCATTAAAAACTTATTAACATCAGTAGGCATCGGCATTCCAAAACTATCAAAGTAACAGGCTTTCTTATTAGCAAATATTTTACAGGCAATCCAATGAGTTCCATTTCCATCTTCATAGTCCTGTAAGTTAATTATATATGAACCAGCCACTCTCTCAGTCGGCATCAAATTTTTACTAAATACTCCAATCAAATCCAATTTATCTTTCTCAGCCATTTCTTCCAAGTCAAAGTTACTTAACATATATATAGTATATAATTACTTTTTAAATTTCAATAAACAAACTCCTTTAGGTAATGTATCGGGCTTCCAACTATTTTCCTGAACCAATGGATGAACAAAACAAGGGGTATCATCAATCTTAACAAGGTATTCCTTTTTGATATAGTAATGTTCTTTGAAGTCATCGTAACCTCTTTTATTAGTTCCTCCTATTTTCTTTTGAGCATCACCCCCATTTAACTTATAGGTTTCTTTATTTAGTTCCCAGCAAAACAATCCATCCTTAAATCCAAATAGAAAGTAAATCTTATAGTCGGGTATATGATGACTATAATGCTCTAACTTTTCAAATCCAATATTAACCTTATTATATCCAATCATCGTATCAGTCATATCGTAACTATTTAAATTTCTTGACTTGAGTTCCGCAGTAAATTTCGCCCCAAGAAAATCAATCATACAGTATTTGTAATGAGTTTTAATAACATCCCCAAGTGTCTTACAAATAATCGGCTTGTATAGTTTTTCGTTTTCTAATCCCATTTTCTCATATGCCCGATCTAACTCACTACTCATTATATATTATATATCGCATTATCTTTATATTGTTTTTATATAATATATATTATTTTATTAAATCAATTGCTGTTATTAGTCGGGCTATTTCTGCTTTTAAAGTTGCTATACTTCTTTCACTTAAATTAAGTTTAGTGCTTTTTTTTTTAAATCCTTCCTGTTTTCTTTTTAACTCTATTCGCAGATCCAAATTTTCATAGGCTCGTTTAAGTCGTATCATATGAGCGGTCTGTAAATTGCCAAATGTTATTATAGGGGGTTTCTTACCTTCTTCTAAATATCTATAACTGTCTTTAAGTAAAGTTCCAACACCATCACCGCCTGATAAAAGTATATCGCCATAATTACTTCTTATACCTCTAAAACTAATATCTTTATTTGAACCTGCGTTATTAACTATCTCAGTCATTTTATCTGCTATAGGAGCAGTTAATAGTATTTTATCTTCATTTGCCTTTTCCTGTTCCTTTAATGCTTTTTGAACTTCAAAGAATGCCATTTAATTAAAGTCTTATTTTATTTTTTTAGTTTCTTCTAATAATTGTTTTAACTGTAAAGCACTTGTCATTAACTTACTTAGTAACTGAGTATGTTTATCTACTTTCTTATTCTTAAGTTTATCTTTTTCCTTTTCAGTAGTTCCATTTTTCAAACTATTAAAAAGACTATTATAGTCTTGCTGTAAATCATCTATAAGTCTTTGACAATAACTATCATCCACTCGGTTAGTCATTATTTATATATATCATACTTTAAAAAAGTATGAAGCAAACTCTTTTCTATTTTCAAACTCCAGCGGGGATAAAAGAACCACCCCTTGTTCCAGCAGTTAGAAAAGACCCACCGCAAACTCCTGAACCCATTCTCGGTTTCATACTTGTTCCTCCATAAGCCCCAGACCCCATAATAGGTTTCATAAGTTGAGGACTGCCTCCTGATATAAAGGGGGACATTGAAGGACTTGAATAACGAGCGAACGGACTTCCAATTTGTATAATATCAGACGGAGGTTCAGCAGCGGTTACGGTTCTAAAATCACCTCCGCCAATTCTAATACTTCTCATAGCAACATCATATCCAGGTGTCATATAAGCACTACCACCCATTCGCAATCCACCTCTTGTTCTACGAGGGACGCCATATCCGCCCATCTCTAAACTATCAAATCCTTCTTCCAATTTAGAATTACCGTAATCGTATATCAAAGCCTTCGCTGAAGGATATTTACCAGCAAGTGCTTTCTGAGCAAAGTCTCGTTCAGTTCCAGTTAAATTATCATCAATGTAATCATCCACCGCTTCAGCCGCTACATCTTTAATAACCTTGCTTCCTGCCTTAAGACCTTTCTTAACACCCCCATCAATGGCAGCAGTTGCCGTTTTAGAAGCAATTTTTTCAAATGCTTTTCCTGCCATAGGATTTCCAGTATAAGCAGTAATGGCTTCTCCAGCAACTTGAGCACCAACCCTTGCCATAGACTTTGCTGTCTTCTTAACATCCTGTTTGTTAATACCAGTAGTTTTCTTAAGAAATTTGTAAAACCCTTTTCCTTGACTGTAACCAGTTCGTCTTCCAATTTGATCGGCTGCCATAGACCCTAAAGCAGATCCAGCAGCAGCACCCGCAGGACCTCCGAGCATCTCACCAGCAACACCTGCCAAAATCGGGACACCAATATCCAAGCCGTAATGACCGAGTTGTCTGTAAGTTTTCATAGCATCATCCGAAGTGAATGCTTTCTTATAAACACCTCCTACATCTCTGGCAGTTTTACCTAAAGTTTTACCAATTGACTTTAACGATATTTTTCCACCCTGAGTTTCCTGAAGCAAATCTTCATCGGGTTTCAATGATATTCTAAGACCCTTTTGTTTCCTCATAGCCGTAGCCATTCGTCTGGCGGTCTGGGGTCTTACCATAACACTATGAGGACTATCAGCAGCAAACTGGCTGGGCTTGATAGTAATAGCACCACCTTCTTTCAACTTTCGTATTTGCGGAGCAGACAGGGACAAGCGATGTTCAATCATATTATAAATATTATTAAGATAAAAATATTTATAATTTACTTCTAAAGTTTCTCAAAACCCTATATTTTGAGCACTATTTAAATTAAGCAATTCTTGCTCCAGTTCTAACATCAATAGTAATTTCTCGCTCAAACTCTACGAATACCATTAGATCCACTCCAATTTGAACAGAACTTTGAACAGTTCCTTGAATTTGAATAGACTTAGCAACACCTTCCTCAGATGGTAAAGAGCGACTACAGTTACCGTAGTAATATCGGTATAGATACTGAAAGTCCAACTTAGACACCAATCCTGAAGAAAGTGATGTAGTAAGACTGCCGTTCAATTGATTAGAAGACACCAACTGTTCGCAAAAGGTTTCAAAGTCATACTGGAGTTGATTAATGAACAAGTTCTTACCCGACACTTGAATTTGAAAGTTAAGAATAGAAAGGGGGTCAGGAGAAGCAGGAGTAGAACAGAAGGGAGACAATAGTGTAGATGTCGTTACACCACCCGCAATCGCAACACCGTTAGAAAGAGTAGGTAAGAAAGGCAACACTAAAACTGAGCGGATATTAGGGATACCATTTGTAACAAGAATATTGAAAGGGCTATTCGTAGTCTGGTTAGGGAATGAGAACTGAAAGATATCGTTATATACCACTCGTTTAGTAGGGCTCAAACTTAGATAGCGTTGTTCAGCAATAGGAGACAAAGTATAGGCTGGGCAATACAAGCGAACAGATGAAATAGGAGCAGCACCAACAAGATTGTTTTGAGCCATTTGACTGAACTGGGGTCTAACAATAGAAAGAGCAACATTTACAGTTGTAGCAGCAGCAGGAGCCGCTCCACCAACAAGAGGGATAAGAGCAGAAGCACCTTGTCCAAGTCCTGCCGAAGCGTATAACACTGGGCAAGTTCCACCACCTCCAAGAATAACTGGCTGAGTATTAAGACCAAGAGTTGCCTGAGCAGTAAGAGTTCCATCAGCAACCGTAAAAGAACCACCTCGCTGAGAAACTTGAAAGTAGCACTGATTAGTATTCAAATACATTCGCATCGTAGAGCCTTTTAACATAGGACACTTTTGAAAGAAGTCAGCAATATCTTTGAGACGAATTACAGCGTCAATGAAGACGGCTCGCAAATTCGCTGCCTTAAATATAAAACTTCTAAATATCTGCTGACAGTTAGCATCAGATAACAAGTATCCCTTTTGAGATGAATTAACATTAGTGCCAACAAGAGCACTATCATAATTGAAAAACGATTGTCTTTCAAATAGACCTTCATTCCAAGTAGATCGGATATCAGCAGAAGAAGTAGTCGCTATCGTAACCTCATTATAAGCAACAAATCCTGCGGCTTGAGTGCCTTCTAAAGAAATAGTAACATATGGAGCGTTTCGGTTATTAGTCAAACCAGAACCAGAAGCCGCCAAAGGTGCTACACCAAGAGCAGGGGCAACAGCGTTATATGCCCAAGACCTTGAACTATCAGGAGCAAACCCGCAAATATTACCCCAATTAGTAAGGTCATTCTTAGACCAACTTGTAATATTTTTAAATGAACAAAAAACATTCATAAAGGGCACTTGCTGTATAATGTTACCATTGTTAAACTCGCAAGTAATAGAATGTAACATATTCCAATAACCACTTTTCAAACCAGCAATCCAACCAATAGGGAGATCGGCATCTAAAAGAGCAGCAGGGCTTTCAATTTGAAGACAAAGGGGCATCAAAATAAATGCCTCAGACCAATTAAGATACGAGCCAGAATTTGCTAAAGGAGTTGTATCCAAAACAACCTGAGAACTATAAGAACCATTGTTATTATCATTAACATAGAGCCATTGTTTATCAACAAACTCAGAAGACGAGATTTCAGTATTGACACTTTCCTCAAAAACGATGCTATCCATTATAAATATTAATAAGATAAAAATATTTATAATTAACGCTTTAATTTCCTAAATTATTCAAAGGTAATATATTTCTTAGGGGTCGCAGATTTTTTAACCCTAATATTTTGTAAAACTCGGGTAGGTCTAACTCCTGCTAAATCACTATCATAGACAGCGGGTCTAATTCCATTTCCTGTAATTCGGCGATGGCGTTTTGCCTTTTTGCTACAACTACAGCAACTCATCATATTTCCTCCTGCTCCACTTGTAGTTTTCCTTAAATGATGGATTAACATTATATACAATATTATAATATTTTATTCCCTTAAGTTTGCTTCATACTTTTCAAAGTATGATTAAAATCCTAAATTATCATCAACTTCACTAATGACTAATTGTATAACCATATTCGGGTCTTGTATTGCTACAGGTCTAAAGGCTTGATCTATGAACTGAACATTAAATCTATTATACTGAGCAGGTAAAACATCTATAAAAACATATTGATTAGGGGCTATCGTAAATTGTTCGCCTATAGTTCCTACGGGAGCAAAAGAATACATCAAGTTATTCGGGACAGCGTAGTTGTTATTGATTAGAGAACAAGTCAAAATATAACTTGATAACGGGGTTACTTGCGGGGTAAGCGTTGAGACAAAAGTTTGCGGTATAAGGTATGCTGGGACTTGCGTTTGATTAGGAGGAGCATTAGCACCAGCATTATTTATAACAGCGTTAGGATATGTTCCTGGAGCAAAACCAATTACTAAACCAAAATTACTGGGAGCAGGAGGCACTATTAATTCGGGCACTATTAAATTAACTGGTAACACCCAAGTAGCACCAACTGGTAAAGTCCATACATTCGCAGCAGCAAGAGCAACACTAATAGTATAACAATTTACTTCAACTGCGTATAAAGTAGGGTTAATATTAAATTCCATTAGATAAACATTATTTACACCTGATAAGAGGTAATGAGTATTTTGAACCATAGTGAAATGAAGAAAATTATTTATTGCTGCTATATCATAGAAGCCATCTGGCATAACAACTGGATAATTTATTCCATCTACCCAAGTATAACTATAAGTATTATTACGGTTCGCAGCGGTTATATTCAAAGTAGAATAATACATTTGTAAATTTGCTAAAGCAACTTTCTGCCCCTTTTTTAAATTAATATTACCACCCGCAAATTCATAGGATAACATTGAGTTATTCGTTCCTGCCACTATATTTCCACTGTTCAAGATAAGAGTTCTCATATATTATACCTTTATAGAAAAAGGTATTACTATATACTTAATTCCATTAATAGTTCCATTCCTTGCGATTTTTTAATTCTTCCATCGCCAATCATCTTGACCACTAATCGTCTGAGTTCGCTGATAACTTTCGGGTTATTGTTACCTGCCATATACTCCCCTTTCAAAAGTTCAAACCGCTTGTTTTCTTCATCGTCCGTTGAAGTCGTCGTTCGTTTTAATCCTAAAGCATTCCATACCCCAGCCCCAATAGACATTTCCTCAAAAACCTTGCGTTCGTCAGGAGCGATCTGTTGATAAGTCCTTACATTCGGCTTTCCATTATCAAGTAGATCCAGTAAAAAGTCTCTAAAGATATCGCTAACTGCCATAGGTTTATATTTTGGCACTTGTCCTAAAGATTTATACTTGACATTTAAAATATCCTGTTGTTCAAGTTGAGGGATATGGATAGCATATTTACCGAACTGCTTGTAACTCGGGGTTTCTTGAACTGCTATACCTTTTCCTACCGTAACCCGTTGTCGGCTCATAGGTTTAATACCGTTACCTAAATACATTTTAGGTTTTCCTTGTTGCTGCTGTATAGTAGAACCCTTCTTGGCTTGACCTCTGCCGAATTTAGCAGTCATCATATCTCTTAAATTTAAATCAGGGTCAGCAATCCATACTTTTCTACTATTAGCACTTCTTACTTCTGTTAATTGAATATCTCTATAGTCAAACGGTTGTCCTCTATATCTTAATCCAGTCTTAAATTCAGGATGAGCATCAAATGTTGCTTTAAGTTCTGCTTTTGAAATAGGTCTTTCTAATATTGAAATACCTGATGATAATGATACAGTAGATGCTCCCGAAGCATCAGTTAAATCGCTAATTGAAGGGGCAAATTTAACAGGTGTTCTTCCTGCTGCTCTTTCTGCTTCTTCTACTAATTCAGCGTAAAATTGTCTTTTTCTTGGGTCGGCAGTATAAATATCAGGGGGTGCTGCTCCTATAGGGATATCTTGAACTTTTACTCCTTTGTATTTTCTAATATAGGCTTGTTCTATATCAAATTGCGTTTGAGCCCAGTCTCTATCGGCTTGTATGTCTCTTTCTTCTTTTAGTCGTTCTTGTCGTAATGTTTCTTCTCGTTCTTCTCGGCGAAGTCTTGCTTTTCTTTCACCAGCACTTTCTTCAAAAATATCCGCTACACCCGATCTACTTTCGGCTGCCATAGAACTATCATCTCCAGCAAAGGCTTTTTGATTACCACCCGTTCGTTCTCGTTCTACGATATTTACAGTTTGAGTTGGTATAGAAGCAACTAAACCTTCTAAAGCCCTAAAAAATCCCAGTCTATCTTCAATACCGCCTCTAACATTAGCCGTTAATTGTCTAATTTCTTCACCACTTGGTAAGTTTCTAAATTGATAAAGTATATCAGCAATAACTCGCTGTTGGTCGGCTAAGTCCATTCGTCTCAATTCATTCATTTGGGCAGCGTCTGGTAACATAAACTGTAACCGTCTTAAATCTTCAAGTATTTCTCCACTTACTCTTCGTTGTCTTGCTTGTTCTTGAAGTATTCTAATTACATTCGGGTCAGGTAAAACGGCTCCTAATTCATCTACATTATTAACAAGTCCATTTAACCCGCCATTATGAGGCTGAAAAACTCTAAATCCAGCAGCAGCCTCAAGGGTAGAACTATACTTTCTAAAGTATTCTACTAAAAAAGTTGGGGTTAGTAACTTTGGATTAAATCGCTTTTTAATATCTGCTTCAATAGCAGGAAAATTAATATTTAAGTCTTGGATTAGTATTAAATCATCATCTCCATCATTTTTAACCATTAGAACCGCTGCTACTGCTTCTTGAGGTCTTAAACCTAATCTTTCAATATTTCTTCGTAACTCATTTTCTTGAGCAGCAATATCTCCTAAAAGTTCTTCAGGGGTTTTCTCTTGACTTTCTAATAGTTTAGCAGGTTCGCCCATTTTAACTGATTTTCTTGCGTCACTAATATTCTTGTCATTCGCTATCTGTAAGGCGATAATCTCGTCTTGAGTAATTCGGGCTTTAGTTAGATCGCTGGCTCTTGAGCGAGGAGGGACATTGTAATTCACCATATATTATATAAAAATACTATTTTTTTTATAAAATACTTCAAATTTTATTTATTTTTGACTATAAAATATCTTCTAAAACATAGATTTCGTCAAAGTTCTTTCTAAAGCGTTCATCTTTATCACCCTCTAAGTCAATCATCAAAAAGTCTTGTTTTACTTTGGTAGCGTCATCGTATATCTTTTTCAACTGACTTTTATCAATACCTAAACTACATTCTCTCGCTATCATAGTCAAGTTTTTCATACTGGACACTTGCTTAATAATTAAATACGATATGTTGTCTCTAATCAATTTCGGGACTGCGTAAAAGGACTGCGATATATATATGATACTACAATTCTTCTTACGAGCCCTAATAAAATAGTCAGCGATGGGTCTTTGTTGCTTTAAGGGTTCATTAACTAAATCATCTAATACTATTAAATTGTTTTGGGTTTTATCTAAACTGTCTAAGTCGGGTAACTCTGATAACCCTTCTTTAATTGACAGACCCTCTTTTCCTAACTTATCTTCAAGGTAATTATAAAGGGGTTCGTCTTTATTTTTTGTTACTACAAAGATTTTCTCAAAGGTATCGGGCATATTATATAACAGATTTAGAAGTGTTTGAGTTTTTCCTGAGCCTGAATTTCCTGCGATAATCATTCTAAATGGTAACTTAATATGATGGACATCAAAGTGGGGATTATGGGTCTTTAGTAAGAACTTCTTAGGGATTTTCTTATACCAATCAACTATTTCTGCTTTCTTCATATATATTAATCATACTTTAAAAAAGTATGAAGCAAACAAATTAGGTTTTTGCTATACTTTTTTTTAAAAGTATATAATATAATATGAGTGTCAATCCCCCGCCATTTCCTAATGTAGATCGCTTCAATAACTTATACTGGATTACTTCTGATACTGGAGGTCTTACTCAGGCTCAAGCGGATTTATTATATTTAAAATTTCCTAATGCTCAAGGGACTGAAAATTTAGTTGCTACAAATATTAATGGAGCATTAACTGCTGTTGGGATATCAAGTTTTACAAATGCTGCCCTTCCTACTTCATTAGGAGTTATTCCTGCTGCTGGTGACAGTTCAACAACAATACCTACTACTGCTTGGGTTCAATCAGCAATAACAGCAGGAGCAGGACCTAATTTATTACCATTAAATAATACTTGGACTGGGACAAATGCTTTTAATAATACGGTTACAACTAATAATACGGTTACGGTAGGTAACAACTTGACTTTGAATAATTTAACTCAAAGTAATTTAAGGCAAATATTTGCTTCATATTACAACTTGTATGATATCAATCAATTTGCTGTTCTTCAAACTACTGGACGAATTTACTCTACTGCTGCTTCTACAATATATGAAACTTATGACCCTAATCTTACAGGAGTTTCTACTCAATCTTTTTTTTGTTATAATGGAGCATCAGCAATAACTGCTTTTCAAATATCTAATACTGCTGTTCAAAATTTTACTATGGCTGGAGTTTCTTCAGCGGATACTTCTACTAAAGTCCCTACTACTGCTTGGGTTCAAGGTGCTATAACAGCAACAGCAGGTGTTAAAAATACTTGGAATTATCAAATTTTTAATAACAATACAAATCTTGGAGGGGCTCAAACTGCCGTAGCAACTATATCAGTCCCTTACAATATTAATAGCACCTTTACTAACTCTATTAGATTAGAAGTGTCATATTGTATTTTTGTTAATGGAGCAAATGCTATAACACCTTCACCTGTCCCTATATCTACAGTTGCCCCTACTTCACCTAATCCTAATACAATAACTATTTTGGATCTATATTGGCGACCTTCACCTACATTACAATATGGAGCACTTGTAACTCAATCAACATTCGCTGGAGTTTTAACATCTCAAACTTATCAACACCCTACTCAAGGGGCTTTAACCTATACACCTATTACAATATCAACTACTCAATCAGGGGCTAATAATTTAATTGCTGTAACAATTAACTTCCCTAATATACTTTATACAGCACCGAATTATCTTGGTAATTTAGTATCAGCATCAGCGAGTATTAGAATTGTAAATAGTCAAGGGGCTACTACAAGAACAACTTCTATATCAGGGGGTTCTACGGCAGGGGTTGCTTTTTTCATATAGGGTTTAGGATAAAGATTTTTATATAATTAGAATGTATATGGCTACTTTTGATACCCCTGATTATGTTATAGGTAACTCCTCAACTATTCAAGCCCAATTAGCAGGAGTTTTGACTACATTAGACCAAGCCCTACAAGCGTTAGAACCTGCTCCTAATGCTACGACAGTTCAGTTTAATACTGATATTTTGTTACAAGACCCTTTAGTTGTAACTGACGGTCTTACATTAAACCCTTCTTCTATTACTGCGATATCAAGTCTTACTACAACTGCTGCTACTGATATTTATTTAACTGCTTCATCAGGATTAATAAATTTAACCGCTGGAACTGATATTACTTTGACTGCTGGGGGTAATATTGTCAATTTTTCATCTTATAATATTAATAATTTTGGGTATGCGATGCCTATTTGCTTTACAAGAGAACGAGCAGATAATTTTACTTACAATTTAGCAGGACAAACTTGGGAAAAAGTTTATATAACAAATGTTGCTGTCCCTTCGCAATTATTTACTGACAGTTCCTCTTCATACACTTCTTCATACTGGAAAATTGATTTTGCTTTGAACTGCTACCTAAATTCTAATCTGGGTGATAAAGGGTTGGCGATGTATATTGAGTTTGAAGACCAGTCATCAACACCCTATTTACCTAATGTTTATAATTTAAATACTCCGTATGCTGTATATCAAACCGCTTCTACA